AGACTGTCGTGACTTCTATAAGAAGTACGAAGATGTGGAGGGATTTGAGATATATGGGAATGATCGGTATATTTACCAATATATTTCAGAGAAATACCCAGATGATGAGATCAAGTTTGACATATCTAAGATTAAGCTTGTTACTTTGGATATTGAAGTTGCGTCTGAGCAAGGTTTCCCTGATGTGGAATCGTGCGTCGAAGAGATTTTGGCAATCACAATCCAAGACTATACAACTAAGCAGATCGTTACTTGGGGAAGTAAACCCTTTCAGAATGATAGGAAGGATGTAACTTATTATCATTGTCCGACTGAGCACGATCTATTAAATCATTTTATTAATTATTGGATGCAGGATGTTCCAGATGTGATTACTGGATGGAACATACAATTATATGATATACCTTACATATGTAAACGTTTAAGAAGAGTTCTTGGTGAGAAGTTGATGAAGAGATTCTCACCTTGG